TTAATCCCCCCAGTACTAGAACAAACCGGCCCCGAATAAACCGGGGCCGAATTAAAAGGGCCCGAAATGAATGAATTAACCTCCGAACTGTTCCCAGTCTCGCCCCCTCCCACGGGGGATATCGAAAACGCCGTCAAAGACGCCTTCGCCGACCTCGACGCCAAGGGCGTACTAGGTCCTATCGAGCGTGCCAAGCGCGCCGCGCTCGTCAAAGCGGCCGCCGCCCTGGACCGAAGCCTGAACGGCGGCACTCCGAGCGTCGCAACGTCCAACGTCCTGAAAAACGTCCTTGAGTCCCTCGACTCGCTCCCGCGCCCCGCCGAAGGCACCGACCGAGAGATGGACGCCCTAGACGCCGCCCTGGCCGAACTCACCCGCGAAGCGTTCACGGCATCATGACCGGCGAACCGAAATACGCTACGCGACGCAACCCGAACAATCCGACCTTCGGGGCGCGCATCGCCGCCGTCGCCGCCTACCTCGGTGGCACGCTTATGCCCTGGCAGCGCCAAGTCGCCGACGTGGCATTGGAACTCGACCCGAACGACCCCGGCGCATGGCGCTACCCCGTCGTCGTCGTCACCGTCCCACGACAGGCCGGTAAGTCCTTCCTACTGCGCGCCGTCATGGCCGACCGGCTCCTGGCATACAACAACCACGAAATTTTAATGACTGCCCAGACCGGCAAGGACGCACGCAAGAGGTGGAAACAGCTAAACAAGGCACTAGGTGCAGAAAAAAAACCCGGCTACTTCCGCGTTTACGCATCTCAGGGGTCCGAGCGGACCGAGTACCTGAAACGCGGTAGTTTCATCAGCCCGTTTGCGCCGACCCCGAAGTCCATTCACGGCGATTCTCTCCACCTCGTGACCGTTGACGAGGCATGGGCTTTCGATAGCGAGTCTGGCCTCGCTCTCGAAACGGCTATCAATCCGACCCAGCTCACTATCCAAGACTCCCAACTATGGATCGTGAGCACCAAGGGTACGGACAAGTCCGCATACCTGAACGAACTCATCCGACAGGGCCGCCAAGAGGTAAATAACCCCAATTCGCGCATGTGCTTTTTCGAGTGGTCCGCCGACGAGGCCGCCGCTGAAAAAGACCCCTATAGCGACGAGACGCTGAGCTTTCATCCTGCCATTGGCCACACTCAGACGGCCGATAAAATCCGTGCCCTCAAGAGCGATAGCCTCACCGCGTGGCGTCGGTCCATCCTGAACCTGGAGACCGCTACCGACGAAACCATCGTTGATATGACGATGTGGGCGGACCTCCAGGACCTCGACGCTATCGCGGCCGTTCCTGACCCCTCCCGCGTCTGCCTCGGTGTTGATCTCGCTATCGACCGTTCCGGCGCGTCCATCGTCGCCGCCTGGCTAGACGACGATGGCGACGTGTGCCTGTGTGTCGTCGCATCGGGGCCGGGTACTGACTGGGTACCGCGTGCCCTGGCCGACCTCCAGTCAGTCGGTTACCAGTGGATAGGTTGCGACCCGTCCGGTCCGACCCGCACCCTGGCCGCTGACCTCGAAAACGATGGACTGCCCATCGCCACCCTGAACACCACCGAGTATGCAACCGCGTGTCAGCTGTTCCTAGACCGCGTGAAAGAGGGCCGCCTCGTCCACGACGGTAACCAGGAACTCACCGGCGCGCTCGCCGCCGTCGTCTTGCGCCGACTGTCCGCCGTCGCCGCATTTGATGCGCCGCGTTCACCCCGGCCTATCGACGCGCTCCGAGCCGCCGCCGCCGCCGTATGGGCAGCTTGCCAACCTAGGCCGGGCATACAAATCTACTGAGAGGACCCCGCCCGTGTTTACCCATGTTGACGCATCCGCTTGCTCGTTCCTCCCGCTCTGTGAGTGTGGCTGGCGCGGGTCGCCCGCCTCGTCCCACGAGCGCGCACTCGGTGAAATCGCCGACCACGAGCGACGTTGCCACCCAGGGCACAACCACGCGCGCCGCGCCCTGCGTTCCTACCAGTGGCGACACTCACAGGCGTGAGCGAATCAGGTACGGCGCAAGCTATCGGCATGGCATCCCTCGCGTCACTGTTTGGCTTTCACCGCGACGAGGCGGGCGCGCCGGTCCTTCCCGGCGTCGTCCCGCCCGCGCGGGCCGCCGCGTCCGACATCACCGAGCGCGGCGCTCTAGCGATTGACTCGGTGTACCGCGCCGTGACCGTCCTCCAGGCAGCGGGCAAGCAAATCAGCCTCGACGCATGGCGTGACGGCGTACAGCTTGAGGGCAAGGACCTGCCTACCGTCGTCGCCACGCCCGGCCCTGACCTGACCGTGACCGCCCTCATCGCCGAAACCATCGCCTCGCTCGCTATGCGCGGCAATGCCTATTGGCTCATTGGCAGGAACCGAGACGGCCGCGTGATTAGCCTTCGTGTCCTGAACCCCACCGAGTGCCTTCCTGTCCTCGACAAGGCCACGGGCGCGCGCACCGTCCAATGGAACGGACGCACCTACCAGGCCGCCGACCTGCGCCACCTGCGCCTAACCTACGTGCCCGGTGAAGCCGCCGGCCTCGGTCCTATCCAGGCTTGCGCGCGCTCTCTCCAAGGCGCGGCCGACATGGCCGCCTATGCGTCCCAGTGGACGCACGCCGGGGGAGTGCCGACCGGCATCCTGTCCACCGACCAGGCCATTACCGCCCAGCAAGCCGCCGACGCTAAAAAGTCGTGGAACGAATCGAATAGCCAGGGCGGCGGCGTCGCCGTCATCGGCGCGGGCCTCAGATACTCGCCGCTACACCTCACCCCGTCTGAGGTGCAATTCCTCGAATCCCGCGCGTTTGACGTGCTCTCCGTTGGCAGGATGTTTGGCATCCCGGCCCACATGCTCCTAGCCGCCGTGAACGGCTCCAGCATGACCTACCAGAACGTCACGGACGCCGCCACCGACTTTATCCGTTGGACCCTCATGGCGTACCTGCGAGAAATCGAGGACACCCTCACCGCGATTCTCCCGCGCGGCACCGTCGTGCGCTTCAATCTCGACGCCCTCCTGCGCGCCAACCCGTCCGCCCGCATGGCCACGCACAAAACCGCCATCGAAGCGGGCATCTACACCGCCGACTATGCCCGCCGCATCGAGGGCATCACCGACCCCACCGCCGCCACGAAGGACCAGCCCCATGAGTGAACTCCAGACCCGCGACTTCAAGATCGCCCCCACGCCCGAAGCCGACGGCGCCGACGACGCGCCGCGCACCGTGAGGGGCCTCGCCGTCCCCTACGGCACCGAGATTGAACTCGTGCCCGGCTACTTCGAGACCATCGCGCCCGGCGCTCTCGCCCCCCGCGCCGAAACCGACACGAGCCTCAAGCTCGTCTATCGCCACGACGAGCCCATCGGACTCATCACGGCCGCCACCGAGACGGACGCGGGCATCGAGATTGAAGCCCGATTCTCCGATACCCAGACCGCCCGCGACGCCTACCAGCTCGTCCGCGATGGCGTCATCGACCGACTTTCGATTGGCTTTGCGCCCCTCGAAACCATCCGCACCGAGGACGAGAAGGGCACGCACACCACCATCACGAGCCTGGCCCTCCGAGAAGTCTCGCTTGTCCCCTTCCCTGCCTACCAGACCGCCGCCATTACCGAGGTCCGCACCCAGCCGACCGCCCACCCCGAAAGGAACACCCTCACCATGACCGACAACGCTCCTGAGTACGCGCTCGCCGCCGACCTGGCCGACCTGCGCGCCGACATGACCGCCATCGAGCAGCGCGCCGCGATGGCAGCCATGACCCCCGCCACCCGCGCCGCCGACACGCGCACCCCCGGCGAAGCCATCAAGGACCTGATCAGCGACGAGGCATACCGGGCCGAAATCGCCGACCTCCAGACCCGCGCCTTCAGTGGAACCACGTCCAGCGCCGACGCCACCATGGTGGTCCCCGAATGGATCAAGGACCTGACCCGTCTCGTGGATAAGCCCAACGTCCTCGCGGCCCTGTTCTCCACCGGCCCCCTGCCCGCCGACGGTATGGAACTGGACTTCACCGAGCTGGCCACCAACACCCTGGCCGTCAACGAACAGGCCAACGAAGGCGACGACCTCCAGCTGGGTAAGGTCACCACCAAGAAGCGCAGCGTCCCCATCAAGACGTTTGGCGGCTACACCACGCTAACGCGTCAGACCATCGAGCGAACGCGAATCAACCTCCTGGACACGCACCTGCGCGGTATGGCTATCGCGGCTGGTCAGAGGTCCGCCGCCTACTTCGCCGCGCGTTTCGCCGATGCCGTCAAGACCCAGGACGCCAACAAGCTCGCCATCGCCAAGGCCGCCACGGCACTCACCTGGTCCGACATCTCCAGCCTCATCATCGACGCCGCCGCCAAGTATACCGACGAGGGCCTGACCCTGGACGGCCTCATCGTGGACAAGGCCACCTTCAAGGCACTGTCTGGCCTGACCGGAACCGACGGCCGCCCGCTCATGCGCGCCGCCGAAAACCCGTCCAACACCATCGGCACCGTCAACGCGAAGGGCCTGACCGGCGTCATCCTCGACGTTCCCGTCACCTGCGACCTTCGCGCCACGCCCGGATCGCTTGGCACCGGCATTGTGGGCGCGTTCTACAACCGCGAAGCCATGCGCACCTACGAGACGCCCCTCGTCCAGCTCCAGGACGAGAACATCATCAACCTGTCTCGACAGTTCAGCGTCTACCGCTACGGGGCCGTCGCCGCCGAAATCCCCACCGGCCTCGTCCCCCTCAAGATCGGGGCCTGACCGTGACCGACCTGACTACCCGCCTCGCCGCCTACGTGGGCGACGTGCCCGCCGACGACTACCTCAGTTCGTGCGTCGCCGAAGCCACGACACTCGTGGGTAGCCAGGTCGGCAGCGCCACGATCCCGCAAGAGGTGCACGACCGCGCCGTTATGGAAGTCGCCGCCGAGCTCTACCACCGCCGAAGCGCACCCAACGGCATCAAGAGCTTTGCCGACGGCCTGGACGGCGCGTCCGCCATCCGCGTTGCCCGCGACGCCCTCGTCGCCGCTCGCCCCCTACTCGCCCCCTATCTCCCGTTGGCTATCTCATGACCCGCGAATCTGGACCAATCGCGTCGGCTCGCGCCGACCTCGCCGCCATCCTCCGAGAGGCAACCGACCTCCCGGTCGTGACCAACGTCCCGGAACGGCTCGCGCCGCCGTGCGTCGTCATTACCGAGGCGTCGCCGCTCCTCACGACCGACGACACGACCTATAACGCGGTCACGGTCCGTATGAGTCTCACGGTGGCCGTGGCACCCACGACCAACGCGCTCGCCATCGAGCGCCTAGACGAGGCCGTGGACACCATCGCCGTCGCACTCATCAAGGCCGGAACCGTCGCTGCAATCGAGGCTTACACGAGCATCAAGAGCGCCGACGGGCAAGCCTACCTTGCCGCCCCCATTACCACCACCCTCACCTACTCCCTTGGAAGGACCCCGCAATGACCGTCACCCGAAACACCCGCATCCTTGGCAACCGCCTGGGCTTTTCCATCGCCGGTAAAGACTACTGGTCTGACCTCTCGTCCTATGACCTCTCGCCCGAAACGAGCGACAAGGACGTGGTCACCTTCGCCGACGCCCTCGGTGGCTCGTCCGCGTCCTGGAAGCTCAAGGGCAAGGCCATTACTTCGTTTGACCCCGGCTCATTCTGGGAAATGGTCTGGCTGCAAGCGGGCAAGACCGTGGACGTGCTCGTCGCGCCCTTCGGCAACAAAACCGCCACCCCCAAGCAGCCGCACTTCAAGGTACGCGCCAAGATCGGGACCAAGCCGTCCATTGGCTCCGAGGCGGGCGACGAAAAGGGCAGCACGTTTGAATTTGAGTGGACGTGTGAGGGTGAGCCGGAAAAGCTCACCGCCACATCGACGCTTGGCACCGGCAACATGGAAGATGCCTAACCCATGGCTGGCATCCTCGACGGTCACGTCCACCTAGACGGTGGCAGCGTAGAAATCCAGGGCATCAAGCGCCTACTACGCGACGCCGAGCGCGTGGGCGTGGCCGCCGAGGACCTCAAGGAACTCACCTACAGGCTGGCAACGCCTATCGCGGCGCTCGCCAAGACCCTCGCCCCACGCGGCGATACCGGCAACCTCGCATCTGGCATCAAGCCGTCACGGTCCAAGCGCAAGGTCATGGTCCGCGTCGGCTCCGCAAAGCGAATGCCCTACGCGGGCGTGCGCCACTGGGGACGAGACGGCTCATCCGGCCCCCGCTGGCTCTCCCAGGCGGAAGAAACCCTGCGCCCGCGCACCTTCGCCGGAATCGGTGAAGGCATCAAAGATCTACTCGATAAAAACGACTGGTAAGGACAAACCACGCCATGAACATGAACGCCATGACCCTAGGCGACCTCGACTACTACGAGCGCAAGACAGGTCAGCCCATCACCTCGTTCGACCCCGAAGCGGGCGGCGCGCTCGCCGCACCCATGATCGCCATGTGCGCCATCATGCTCTACCGACGCGGCGGCTACCAGACCCGCGACGACGCATACACGGCCGCCACCGACCTCACCATGGACGAGGCAACCCGCCTCGTGGGCGACGCCACCACTGACGCCCCGGCGGGGGAATGACCGGCGCGTCCTCCCTCGGTCCCGTCCTGGCCATCCTCGCCGTAGACGCGGGCATACCACCGTGGGAGGCGCGCGAACACCTAACCCTAGAGGACGCTAACGCCATCCTCGACCTCCTCAACGAACGCGCACAAGCACAGAAAGGCTAGGCAGTGGCCGGTCACGTCGTCAAAGTCTCGGTAGTCGCCGACACTAAGAAGTTTTCGCGCGCCTTCAAGGGCCTTGCGAAGGAAACCGGCCTATCTGGACTAGCCGAAGCCGGTAAAACGGCCGTGACGACGCTCGCCACGGTCGCCGCCGCCGGGGCCGCCGCCATTGGCGTCGCCGGGGCAAAGGCCGTGAGCGCCGCCGCCGACTTGGAGCAGAGCACGGGCGCTATCGAGGCCGTGTTCAAGTCGTCCGCCGACCAGATGAAAGCGTTTGCGGATACGGCCGCAACGTCGGTCGGCCTGACCAAGAACGAATATCAAGAACTTGGCACCTTGCTTGGTGCTCAGCTCAAAAACGGCGGTACCTCGATTGACCAGCTCGCCGGAAAGACCAACGACCTCATTGGCGTGGCCGCCGACCTCGCCGCCCAGTTCGGCGGCACCACGGCCGACGCCGTTGGCGCGCTCTCGTCCGCCCTCAAGGGCGAACGTGACCCCATCGAGCGCTACGGCGTAAGCCTCAAGCAAGCATCTATTGACGCCAAGGCCGCCGAACTGGGCTTTACCAAGGTAGGCGGGTCCTTCGATAACGAGGCGCAACAGGCCGCGACGCTCGCGCTCATCATGGAGCAAACGGCCGACGCCCACGGGGCTTTCGCCCGCGAAGGTGACACGCTCTCGCACCAAATCCAGGTCCTCAAGGCCCACCTAGGGGACTTTGCCGCGAAGGCCGGTAGCCTCGTCTTGCCCGCCGTGACTGCCCTCGCGTCCGCCGCTATCGACTACCTCGTGCCCGCCATGGAGAGCCTTACGACGTGGGCGCGCGACGTGGCCCTCCCGGCCCTCAAGCGCTTTGCCGACCAGTTCACCGCGAACGTCGTCCCGAAGATCAAGGCCGCCGCCTCGGTATTCCAGACCGAAGTCATGCCCCGCCTGAAACGGCTCATCGACTGGCTCACCACGACCGTGCCCCCCGCTATAAGCCGCGTTGTGGCTTTCTTCGAGCGCTTTGGGCACGCCATCGGGGCCGCCGCCGCCGTCATCGGCACTTTCGTGGCCGGCTTCAAGGCCTTCGCCAAGATCAAAGCCATCATCGAGGCCGCTAAAGTCGCGTGGGCGGCCCTGAACGCCACGATGGCCGCTAACCCCATTTTCCTCGTCGTCGCCGCCATCGCGGCCCTCGTCGCCATCTTCGTGGCCCTCTACGAGAACAACGAAACGTTCCGTAACGCCGTGAACGCGGCCTGGGAACAGATCAAGGCCGCCGCCGCCGTCGTCGTCGAATGGTTCACGACGAACGTCGTCCCGGCCCTGCAAGCCGCATGGGCCGCCATCGTGGACGCATGGAACGCGGTGTGGCCGAAGCTGAAAGAGGCATGGGCGACATACGGGCAACCCGTCGCCGACCTCATCGTCAACATCTTTACCGGCGTCGCCGCGAACTGGTCAACCATCTGGGAAGGTATCAAGGGCGTTTTCACCGGCGTATGGGAGATTCTATCTAGCGTCGTCTCGACGGTCGTGGGCGTCATCTCCGGCATTATCCAGGTCTGGACATCCGCACTCTCCGGCGACTGGCAAGGCGTCTGGGAGGGCATCAAAACCATCTTTTCGAGCGTCTGGGAAGGAATTAAGGGCGTTATCTCCGGCGCTCTGACCTATGTCAAGGGCTATATCACGGCCGCCATGGGCGTCATCTCCGGCGTGTTCTCCGGCGTCTGGTCCTCCATATCCTCCAGCGTCTCCGGCGCGTGGAATGGCATCACGTCCGCCATCTCATCCGGCGTGGCGACGGCCGTGTCCTATGTGTCCTCCCTCCCATCCCGCGCACTGAGCGCTCTCGGTAACCTCGGTTCTACCCTCTGGAACGCCGGTAAGTCCCTGATTCAGGGCTTTATCAACGGCATCAGTTCCATGATCGGGTCGGTCCGCGACACCCTTGGATCGCTGACCTCCAGCCTCACGTCATGGAAGGGCCCCGCCGACTATGACGCGGTGCTACTCACCCCGGCTGGCCGCCTCGTCATCGACGGTTTTATCCGTGGCCTCGAATCGCGCTACGGGGCCGTGCGCCGCTCCCTCGGTTCCCTGACCGGCATGGTGGCCGACACCGACCCCGGCGCTCTCGCCCTGCCAGACGTGAACGGCATAGCCGGGCTACGCCGGGGCGGCGGCGTCACCATTAACGTCACTGCCCAGATGCTTCACCCGTCTATCGACGCGGGCCGCGTCATCGCCCAATCTATCGACCAGTACACGCGCCTAAACGGCGCTGGCCGCTAACCCGAAGGGAGGACACGCTCATGGTAACCCTGCCCCCGCCGCCGCCGTCCACCTGGGAAGGCGTGCACACCGAGGCGATGCCCGGCGGACACACCCGCTTCACGCTCGCCCCCGGCGCGTCCTTCCTGCGCATCACTGTGGATAATCTGTGCCCCTATCACCTGATTACGGCGCGAATCCGTATCCGTACCAGCCAGGCTGGCCAATACGTCGTCATACGCCTAGGGGACGACGCCAAGCGATTCACCCGCGCAAGCTACTACACGCACCACGTGCGCACAACGTCGCTAGGGACCAGCCTCATTATCGAGGTGACCGGAATCCCTAACGGCGTCGTGGAAGAGCTGACCATCACCGACGAAACGCCCCTACCGGATAACCCACGCCCGTGCGACGTGCTCAGTCTCCAGGCGTACTATCCGCTACCTGGATTCTTTGGCCTTCGGTGGAATAACGACCGTTGGAACCGCGCATCATGGACGCGCGGCGTCGCAAAGCCGTGGGCAATGGTGTGGGACTCAACCCCATGGGACACCCGCGCGTGGAACGTTGGCGAAACGAACGTCAGCCAGTGGCAGGACATCACCGGCCCGTGCACCGATATTGCCGTCACTCGCGGGGTCACGACGAACGGCCCCGCGATGGCCGCCGCCGTCGGCACCCTGACCGCCCGCGCAATCAACGCCCTGAGTCCGCGTGCCACCGGCTTACACCACGGAACGCCCGTGCGCCTCATTCACTGGCCGACCCGCTCGCTCGTGTTTACCGGCGTCATCACCGACCTAACAATCACCCCACACAAACCTGGTAGCCGTATCGACTACGAGGTCAGCCTCACCGCGTCCGACAACGTCGCACGGCTGGCCGCAATCACCCGCTACGGCGCGAAAGCCGACGGCGGCGACGGCTCCGAGTCGTGGGCGGCGCGCCTCGACCGCCTCATCAAGTCCGCCCCTGAACTCACCTACCAGGTGCACGACCAGGCGACACAGACCATGGCCCCTATCGTGTGGGAGACGAGCCTGGCCCGCCACCTCGACGCGCTCATGGCCTCAGTCCTCGGATCGTGGACCGTGGACCGCGACGGCACCGTATCCATCCGCGTGCGCCGCCCCCGCACGCCCGCGCTCACCCTCACCGACGCCGATACGAGCAACCTCACTGCCCGTATCTGGTCCTACACCGACCTAAACGTCGCCTGGTCCGCCGCCGACACGATCGCGCACGTGACCCTAGCCAACCACGGCGCGAAGTACGACACCGAGCAGGGCGACTGGGAAGCCGACGACGCCGACACGACCGTCACCGACCCCACCGCCGCCCACGCATGGGGCGGCGCGGCCGTCAACATCGACACGACCCTCCCGGCCCGCGACGTGGAAACCGTAGCCCGCCGCTATCTCGCCACGACCAGGACGGACCCCGTGCCGTCGTCGGTCGCACTTGTCGCCGCCCACGATGCCGGGCCCACCGACCGCGCCGGGCACATGGCCGCCGCCGCCACCCTCGACCCCATTACGGCCGTCGCCGTCAAATGGCGCGGCGAAGATGCCCCCGCACTCATCACCCAGGTTGCCCACACAATCACTCCGACAACGTGGAAAACCACCCTCACCCTGACCAACAACAAGCAGTAAGGACAACGATCATGAAAACGTTTGTTCCCGGCGAAATCGCCCGCGCTGAGGACGTTAACGCCAATTTTTCCGAGCTGAAAGACGCCACCGACCGCCTTAGCGCCGCCTTCCAGATCGGACAGGTAGCCGTTGGGTCCCTCCAGCCCGGCGCAACGACCAATTCCTACACGGTGAAGTTTCCCAAGCGCTTCAGCAAACCCCCCATGGTGTTTATGCAGTCGCAGAATCAGCGCCTCAATCTGGCCGCGTGGGACATCACCGCCGACGGCTTTACCTGGATGGCCCACAACAACACATCGGGTGCGTCGGCTTATGCACAACTCATGTGGCTGGCCGTCGCCCTCTGAGAAAGGAACCAACGAATGAGTGTGCAAGAGTTCGCGCGCCGTCTGTACTGGATGTGTGCAGAAGCCGACGGGGGATACTCCCAGCCCAATCGCCTCGACGTGCAACGCACGCGCGGCGTACCCGGTGGGTACTTCACGTTCGAGGCCGATTGTTCGAGCCTCGTTATCGAGGCCGCCAAGCAAGCCGGATACCCTACCGGTGGCGCCACCTTCACCGGCGATATGCGCGCCGCCTTCGAGGCCGCCGGATGGACCGTCATCCCCTACGCCGCCACCGCTGGCCTCGCCGCGAACCTCTACACCGGCGACGTGATCCTCTCCGAGGCCGCATCGGGCGGCGTCGGACACGTCGCCGCCTACATTGGCGACAACCGCGTCGCCGAAGCCTGGATTGACGGGCGCGGCGACATCATGGGCAGCGCCGAAGGCGACGGCGAAGGCGACGACACCGGGGGAGAGACCCGCGTCGTGTCTTTCTCGTCCCACCCCTACACGCTGGCCGGATCGTGGACCCACGTCCTTCGCCCGCCCGCTTTCACCC